TTATTGCCACAGGTGACATTCTGAAGATTGCCATTGGCGATATGGACATCACCGCTGCATAAGGTGATACCATGTCGACTACAGCACCCCTCGACAGGCTTACAGGCACCTTAGATAGTTACTCCTTTACACTCGATACATTAGGTGACCGGGTTGCGTGGTCTGCTGTCGCGCTGGACCATATGGACGGCTGGGGTGCGCTGGACAACTGGAACTTTGGGCCGCTCGACACGCTATCCCTTGAGGTCAAGGTTGCAGAGGGCTCGGCATTAACAGCCGTCACAGCAACCAGCGCAGCGGAAAGGCTAAAAGGCGTTTCAGGCACCGCTACAGCCTCTGTAACGTCTGCCCTTGATATGACGCGCATAAGGACTGTGGCTGGTACAGCTTCGGTCCTCAACACGGTTGCAGCGGCGTTTACGCGGGTACGTCCGTTTGAAGCATTGGTCAACGCTGTCGGGTCAGCCACGCTTGACGGCACTCGGGTGCGGACGGTGTCAGCAGCGGCGAGCTTTGCGGCCACAGCGACATCAAGCTCAAATTTTGTTACACTGGCTGCGGGTACTGCTGATGCTGCTATCACAACTGCCGGTAACATTGTTGTTACTTTTGACGGTGCGTCCACAGCCCGGCTTGAGGTGCAGGCTTCATCATCACCTAAGGTTCTGGGCGAGGACTGGAGTGACGTTACGCCCGGCACTGAGATTTGGTCTGACGTTACTGTTGGCTCAGAGGTCTGGGCAACAACATCCACGTCTACAGCGAACTGGACAAGCGTATGATTAATTTTGGCGAATGGCTCCCGGACCAGCCCGACCACATGAATCCCGGCGTTGTTACAGCAACAAATGTCATCCCCTCTGCCTCTGGGTACAAACCGTTCCCGCAGCTTATTACATACAGCAATGCAGCAACCGCAACGATTCGCGGCATCTTTGCAGCAAAGGACAATGACGGCAATGTGTCCCTGTTCGCGGGTGACGGCGGTAAGCTGTACAAGTTCACTCCATCATCAAGCAACCTGACAGACGTGAGTAAGTCAGGCACCCCGGCATATGACCTGCCAGGCGCAGAACGCTGGCGGTTTGTGCAATTCGGTGAGTACGTTATAGCCGCAGGCGGTACGGGTGAGGAGTTGCAGAAGTGGCAGTTAGGCACAGACACCGCGTTTGCTAACCTTGCAGGCTCTCCGCCAAAGGCTGACTTTATAGCCGTGGTCCGGGATTTCGTCTGGGTGGGTAATATCGATGAGGGGTCAGGCCGGGTGCCGTTCCGCGTGAGATGGTCAGGCTTCAATGACATTGACGGCTGGACAACTGGCACAGACCAGTCTGACTTTCAGGACCTGCCAGACAGCGGTGCTGTCACCGGCCTTGTCGGCGGCGAATACTGCACCATCCTCTGTGAGCGCGCAATCTTCCGGGCAACCTATACAGGCCCGCCCCTGATTTGGCAGTTTGACCGGGTAGAATCACAAGTGGGTTGCCGCTTACCCGGTTCTGTCTGTAACTATGGCTCACTGACATTTTTCCTGTCTGACAATGGGTTTCACGCATTTGACGGGCAGAAGGCCACACCCATCGGCAACGAGAAGGTGGACAAGTTTTTTGAAAAGGACTTTAACAGCAATTACAAGGACAACGTGTCCGCTGCTGTTGACCCTCTTAACCAGATTGCTGTCTGGTCCTATCCGTCCACATCTAGCGCGACAGGTGACTGTGACCGGCTGCTGATATACAACTACGCTCTGAACCGCTGGTCACTGGTCAATACAAACACTAACTATATCGCTCCATTTTTCAGCGGCGGATATACGCTGGACGACCTCGACAACTTGTCAGCCACCCTTGATGGCCTGTCAACTGTTCTGGACAGTCAGTTGTTCCGAGGCGGTGAATATTTCTTTGGCGGTTCAATAGACAAGAAACTGGCAACATTTACGGGTGACCCGCTGGCCGCAACCATTGAGACCGGCGAGGTTGGCATTGCGACAGGTATGCACGGGATAGTTACCCGGATATATCCATACTTTGAGGGCGGCTCAGTAACTATGGAAGTGGGCACCAGAAACACGCCCACATCAGCGGTAACCTTTACAAGCCCGGTTGCAATGAACGTGGACGGGTTCTGCCCGTTCCGGGCGCAGGGCCGTTACCACCGCACCCGCATGAACCTGACCGGCAATTGGTCAAACGCGCAGGGGCTAGACGTGGACGCTAGACAGGTGGGGCGTAGGTAATGGCAAAGACCACAAACCACAGAATACTCAACCCGGTTACAGCAACCACCAGAGAGGTTGCCGAGGTTTTGAATAGAACGGTTGACGGCAAGTTAAACAGCACAGGCGGTCCCGTCACACTGTCCGGCGGCTCTGATGTGACTGTTACAGACCCCCGCGCTGGCAAGGAAAGCGTTATACTGCTGGTGCCTTTGAATAGTCATTATTATAAACATGAACCTTACATCAAAACGAAGAACAACGGGTCTTTTGTTATAGGTCAGAAAAACCACGGTCATGACGGTGAGGCAGACTATGTCATCATTGGCTGATGAGTTTGAAAGATGCGCGGACTATGTTGAGGCCGCACTAGAATATGCAGGTCATAGCCACACGTTACAGGATGTGTGGCAGGCCATAACCACAAACAAAGCGGCATTTTTTCCCTACGAAAAATCTGCTATAGTGGTGGAAATAGTTGACTATCCGCAAAGGGCGGTGTGTCGGATTTGGCTGGCAGGTGGCGATATGGACGAGTTGCTGGAAGCCGAAAAAGAGGTCTGCAAGTGGGCAGCGGAGCGTGGGTGCTCTGGTATGGAGATTATAGGCCGTAAAGGCTGGGAGCGGGTACTGAGTGAATACAAAGCCTCAGCCGTAGTTTTGACAAAGGACTTGAACAATGAGTAAAGGCGGCGGATCACAGAGAACGATTACCACCTCGTCTGCGGCACCAGCGTATGCACAGCCACAGCTAAAGTTTGCGGTGCAGGAAGCACGGCGGTTGTATGACGCGCCCACCCCGCAATACTTCCCCCGGTCAACTGTTGTCGGGTTCAGCCCGGAGACAGAGACAGCCCTGTCAGGTATTCGTCAGCAGGCACTAGCTGGCTCACCATTTGTGCAGGCCACACAGGACGTGGTCATGCAGAACTTGATGGGCACCAACCCATTACAGCAGGCAGCTTTTCAGCCGGTTGTTGAGCGTGTACAGGCAGAGGCTGCTAAGGCTGGCCGATATGGCTCCGGCTACCAGCAAGGCGCGCTAGGCGCAGCATTGGCCCCAGCGGCACTACAGGCCCAGCAAGCAGCCATCCAGCAGGCTCCTATGGCCCGTGAGCTCGGGTTCGCAGATATGCAGACACTGGCACAGGTTGGCGCGGCCCGTGAGGCTCAGGCGCAGGCAGAACTGCAAGATGACATTCAGCGGTTCCAGTATGAGCAGATGCTGCCACAGCAGAAGCTGGCAGACTTCATCACGGCTGTTGGCGGCGGTACTGTCGGTGGCCAGCAGATGCAGCCGGTCTTCCGTAACCCTGCGGCAGGGTTCTTGTCAGGCGGCTTAGCAGGCGCACAAGCGGCACAGATGATGGGAAGCACTAATCCGATGTATATGGCAGGCGGCGCACTTCTCGGAGGGATCATGTAATGGATAGACTACCTACCCTAAGAAGGTTGGACCAAACCCCCGGTGGCCGGTTTTTATCGCTGCTAGATGGTGAACCTGTAGGAGTTCAGCGGCCCGTGGCAACTTCTAGCAGGGGTCTGCCTCAGCCAGTTTTACGCGGCACACCTCCGTTCCGGGTTTCTCCGCAGCCGCAGCGTCCAATTATGCCATTAGAACAAGCGGCTATGGCTCAGTCTATGGCGGGCCCCAGAACATCTGCGCCAATGACAAAGCTGCAACAAGATTTGGCTATGAAGATGGGTCTGACCGGGGCTGCACAGCAGCAGCCTAGCGGCATCATGGGGAAGCTGCCCGGCGTTGGCACACCCGGCTTTGCTGGCCTGTCAGCGGCTGCTGCGCGTGGCCTGCAACTGTCAGGATATCAGGACCGGCCTATCACCACAGGACAAGTTCTGGGTGAGATGATGGGCGCGGGCATGGAGGCTTACCGCTCTGCTGAAGCTGGTGAATTGCAAAAAAAACTAACTGAGGCAAAAGTTGCTGAATCTCAAGCAAAGGCTGGGCTTCCGTATCAAGGCACAAGCATGGACGCT